GTGTCAGGGGCTACTGGTGAAGAATCAGCGGCGGCTATTGTTCAGTTATCTCAAGCTCTTGGTGCTGGAGCATTGCGTGGCGAGGAGTTCAATTCTATCAATGAACAAGCACCTCGTATCATGCAGGGCATCGCTGATAGCATGGGCGTAACACGTGGAGAATTGAAGAATTTAGCAGCTCAAGGCTCGCTGACCACATCTGTTGTCATTAAGGCAATTCAGGATATGAGCGCATCAGTTGATTCTGAATTCTCAAAAATGAACGCCACATTCGGTCAGAAAGGAACTGTTGCTCTAAATAATCTAACAAAAGGTTTCGGTCAGAATAACGATGTGAGGGCTGCTATTGCTGTCATTGGCGACGCAATGGTTGGGCTAACAGAAAACCTGCCCGCCTTAATTAATGGTATTGAGTCTCTGGCTGTCGCATTCACCGCAAAACTAGTGGCTGGCATGTACTCATCCGCTGCGGCGTCATTGCAACAATCGGCAGCAAATCGGGCTTTGTCAGCATCATCAGCAGAGGCGGCCAGCTCCGCTCTAGCAAACGCAACCGCGGAAGTTAATCGAGCTAATGCCGCTAAGTTTTCAGCAGTTACATCTGTCGGACTAGCCGAGGCTAAACTTGCAGAAGCAAAAGCGTCTGGCGTTGAAAACTCAGCAGAAGTACAGTTAGCTCTATCAAACGAGCACTCCATAAGAATCAGAATGGAGCAGATAGCAGCAGAAAAAGCGCTAGAAATTCAGCGTTTAAAATCTCAAATAACAACAACCGGGATGGTGAAAACCTCAACCCGCATGGCTGAGGTTAGACAAGCAGAGGTCGCGCTTGCTCGTGAATTAGCCGCAGCAGAACTTGAAACGGCAGCGGCAAGGACTGTCGCAACCGATAGAGAGATAGCTATAACCGCAGAGTTGGCGGCAGCAAAAGCGGCGCTTAGAGCACAATCGCTAGCTGTTGTTGAGGCTACCATTATCGAAACAGCAGCAAGAGAGGCGTCAATAGTTGCAACAAGGGCTGCATCAGTAGCAACTACGGTGCTCAATGGAGCCATGTCGCTACTCGGAGGCCCCGCTGGTATTGCTATGATTGCGGCAGGTGCTTTGTATTACTACGTAAGTGCTAGCAATGAAGCAAAAAAAGCAAATGAGGACTTTGCCGCATCAATTAATACCACAATCTCATCACTAAGAGAAATGAGTAATGTTCAGCTTGATGCTGCAAAATTTAGGCTTAGTGATGCCATCGATTCTCAAACTGAGGCGATGAATAAACAGCAAAAAGCTGTTGATGATTTAAAATCAAAACTATCTTCTTACGCTGGGGTACCAGTAGATCAACTGCATGAAGGCACCACAGCTTTTAGTCAGATGACGCAAGTTCAGCATGATTTAGCGATTGAGACTGAATCTTTAGAACAAAAGCAAAATACACTATCTCAAACAAAGAGTAAGTTGTTTGCTGTTTTACAGTCTTTAAACGGAGCGGTTAGAAGTAACGCGGTTGAATTGCAGAATGATGGTAACCAAGCCGGATTTGCTGCAAAAATGAACTCTGACCTGAATGCAATTTTAGGAATACAGCAGAAGCTTAAAGGAGCTCCAAGTGTTCAAATAAGCGACAAGAAACCAGATAGCAAGGCGTTCAAGGAAAGACAGCAAGAGCTAATCGCACTACAAAAGCAGGAAGATAACTACGGAACAGCAAAAGCAGCTCGCGCGGCGGAAGACGAAAAAAGCCGACAGGCTGGCATAACAGACCCAGCGGAAATTTCCAGACTTGGCGACATTGCTGTAAAAAACTTTGAGATAGCAGCAGCAAGAAAAGAAGCCACGAAAGAAAGCAAAGCCTCGGCATCTGCCGCAAAAAAAGATGAAACAGCGCAGCAGCAAGTAACCGATAAAATGTCGGACACTGCCAGTAAAGCGTCTCAGCTAGGCATTGAATACAACAACCTTAAAAAAGGTATTGACGAAAATTCAGCATCGACAAGTCGATTTACTCTAGAGTCAGCAACGCTTGAGGCTCAACGTCAACTTGGTGCCGCTGCTACAGAAAAACAGATTGATGCACAAGCGCGTAACATTCTGAAAATTCACGAAGAAACCGCCGCTATTGATAAGCTAAAAAAGAAACAGGCCGAAGACGTCCAGACTACGCAAAAATTCGAGACGGTAGAAAGCAAAACAGGAACGAAAGGTGCTGGCGTTGACGCGCAATATGCGGATGACCTGAAAGCACTTAACAACTACCACAAAATGGCAGGTGCTAGCGATGCCAGATACCAGAAAACAAAAAGTAAGTTAGAGGAAAAATACCGCAAGGATAAGCAAGCCGCGGCCATCGAAGACTACAAAGCGCAGTCAGAGTGGAATACATTCTTAATGGACGGCTTGGATGCGCTTGGTCAGTCAGCAACAACAACCATCGCAGGCTTGGCGTCTGGAACCATGTCTGCAACAGAGGCTATGCAGAATTTTGCTAACATCATTCTTAATCAGGCGGTCGGTGCGTTGGTTAGCATGGGTATTGAGGCTATCAAAAACCAAATGGTTGGGCAGGCGGCGGCTGCAACAAGCATTGCTACAGCATCAGCAACAGGCGCCGCAATATCATCAGCATATGCAACACCAGCATTCTTGGCTAACACGGCAACCATGGGCGGCGCATCAGCTACAGGATTGGCATCACTACAGGCTGGCGTTGCATCATCACAGATGTTGGCACTAGCTGGCGCTCGTCAGTTTGGTGGCGGCACCAATGCTGGTAGTGTTTATAGACTTGGAGAAAACAACACACCAGAAGTATGGAAAACAAGCGCTGGTATGTTTGGTGTAGCAGGCGACGGCGGTAATGTAACTCCATTAAAAGACCTTGGTGGTAGCGGCGGCTTCAGCCAACAGGTAAACATAACAAACGCTGCTGGAGCCAATGTTTCAACAAACTCAAGCGCAGATGGTAAGCAATTAAATATTATGATTGACCAGCGCGTGAGTAAAGCAATCAGCGAGAAGCGTGGTAGAATTTACTCAGCATTCAACCGGACAACAAACCTGCAATCGAGGGCTCGATAATGGCAATAGTCGCCTATCCTGAAAACGTACCACTGCCATTATTAACTGAAACTAGCCGCTCACAGGCGGCTACGTTTCGCGCATATCAGCCACTATCAGGCCCTGTGCGCATCAAAAAAACATCCAGTGACGCGCCAGTGCAATACGATATCGCGTGGCGGATGTCACGCCTTGGAGCGCAGCGTTTTACCGCATGGTTTTACAATCCAGATGAATTAAACCAAGGGCGCAACACGTTCACGGTTAAACTAAACACTGAGTTTGGATTGCTTGACCACGCAGTGCAGTTGCTTCCTGATAGTTTGGTTCCATGCACGACAGAAGGCTCTACAGTTTATAGTTACACGGCATCAGGCATTGTTCGCGCACTACCGATTCCACAGGTTTACTTTGATTCTTATGACTTATTGCAATCTGATTACTACACGCAAGCAGGGCTGTTTGACTTGATTGTTAATGATTATTTGCCGATTATTTAAGGTGCTACGATGACATCAAACGCCACAATCTGGACAACAGCCAACCCCATCATGGAGTTCGACACTATGATGATAAGTCATAGTTCGTTTGCTCCGGTCTATGTTGTTTTCAATCAGTACGATTCAGTTACGCTTAACGGAAATCAATACTTACCATGTTACGGCGAGATAACCTATCCAGTCGTTGACGGTGAAACTACGCCAGAAGTCACGGTCGATATGGCTCGCGCATTGGTTGGTGATGAAATTGAGCAGCTAATAAAATCAATTCCACCGTGGAAAAGAATGGTTGAGCCTGTCACTGCCACATTTCAACATTGGTCAGAAGAAAATGGCGGCACGTTGATGTTTGGTTATGAGCTGAATATCAGCAATGAAGGCGTCTCAATGTCGATTGATTCAGTAACCATCAAAGCCCAGAAACTAAACCAGATGACGCGGTCAGTAGCTAGGCTGTATGAGATTGACGAGTGGCCTGGATTGCAGAATACATAAAATAAAAGCCCCGAGAGGGGCTTTGTTTTGTTTAATCTTCATCATCTTCATCTTGAACTTTTTCAGCATCAAAATCATCAAGCATTCCGCTGTAAATCTGCTTATCAAATGAATCAACCTCTAAAAATACTTTTCCATCTTTGAATTTCAAATGATAAGTGTAATCAATATAGTCAGCGCTATCATCTCCTGTGAATTCGTATTTTATGTCTGAGTTTTTCACAAGATACGAAACAAGCTGTCCCATCCTGTTTACGAATGGCTTTGGCGTGTTGTCATTATATCCATTTACTACATTAACGCCTTTTAATGCATTGTAAATGTCGGCACCAACACCGGTTGGATATCCATCATACTGGCAATACATTGTGCAGATTAACTCGCCTTTAAATTGGTCATAAACTCTAGTTAAACTTCTAGTTCCCATTTTTACTCCTAAGTAAGTGTTGCTTCGGTGTATTTAACTATTACACACAACATAACAACCTGCAAGGCGTATAATGAAAAAATATTTAAAAGGAGGTTTTATGACAGAACAAGAATTCATCTCACATTGGGTTGGTACGACATGGCTTGAGCGCGGAAACAGCAAGCAAGGAATAGACTGCTGGGCTCTGGTTGTGCGCTATTACAAAGACGTCTTGTGCATTGAGCTTTGTAACGAGTACCCGCCAAACTTTCTGCAAGGGTATCTAGAGGAGGTGCAATATTGGGAACCAACAGGAGCTAGACAAGGCGTCGCATTTATGTGCTTTGACAAGCTAACACATGAACCGTGTCATGTTGGTGTTGTTGTCGGGAATGGAAAATTTATTCTTCACTGCAAGAACAACACCGCCCATGGTGCTACACGGTGCGACCGACTCGCTGCTATGTTAAAATTGTATCCAGACATGCAATTTTATGAGTATATCGGATGACAAGCACCGCGCTAGTTGA